TTAAAGTAAGAGCTGTGGAAGACTGGGCACAGTATTCGCTTGGAAATGATAATTACTTGATAGGCAGGGTTGACGGAATAGCCGAGGACGACTCGCTGGTTGAGCATAAAAGCACATCAGCAGAGATAACCGAGGAATACGAGTATAGTCTTCAATGGGACGAACAACTTCTTGCCTATATGCTGATGACAGGCAAGCGAAAGATGTGGTACACAGTATGCAGGAAACCCACAATCAGACAGACGCAGAAGGAAACGCAAGAAGAGTTCTTTAACAGAATGATTGAGTGGTACAAGGTCGATACCGACAAGAAGATAAAGCTGATTGAGGTTTTCCGCACCGATGACGAGGTAAAGGACTTCGAGAAGCAGGTTATCAAAATGGCTGATATCATAAACCACGCAAGGGATGACGAGGAAAGTCTTTACCGCAACTGCCAATATTGCACCGCTTGGGGAAGGCGATGTGAATATTCAAGTATCTGCCTTAATTACAAGAAAGGCGAACAATACGCAGGTTTCACAGGAAAGGAGAAAATCGAGTATGGAGCTTAAAAATCTCAACGAAATCACAAAGGTTGACCTGCCTTATACAGCGCTTCTGTATTGCGCACCTGGGGTGGGAAAGTCAACAGCGATTGGTCTTATCGCAGAAAGAAGCAAAGGGAAAACGCTGGTTCTTGATGTCGACAGAACAATATCTCGTACCCTTGCAAAGAAGGAGATAGTTAAAAAGACCGACAATGTGCTTATAAAGCAGGTTGATAATATTCACACCTTCGATGACTGGACTAATACCCTCAAGGAGCTCATGGAAATGAAGGAGTCGGGAGAGCTTGCCAAGCAGGAAATCACGACTATTGCAGTCGATAATATCTCCGAGCTTGAGAGATGTATCTTGAGCGACCTTGGGGCACAAGGGAAGAACAAGGGAGTTCCTGCACAGTCAGACTATCAGTATATGCAGTTCAAGCTCGTAAACAGCTTACGCTATATGAAGTCGCTTGGAGTGAATATAGTGTGGACTGCTTGGGAGGATGTGAGGAACATCGTTATGCCCGACGGCACAAGCTATTCCCAGCTTATTCCGAAGATGTCGCTTAAGATAGTCGATAATATTTGTGGGCTTTGCGATGTAGTAGGGAAAATAATGGTTAAACAGGACGGAACACACGGAGTTCTTCTTGAGGCTACGCAGAATATCTACGCAAAGAATCAGATTGATATTCGCAAGGGTTGCCTTGTTGAAGATTTCGTAAACTTTGACAATAAACAGAAGGGAGACAAATAAATAAGATGATTCATTATGACTCGAAAAATCACAAAATGGAAGTAATGGGAGATATTCACGAAATAACTTCTGACACCGCTTTTTTCCTCTTTAGGGTTTACAAAGAGCTGTCAAAGGCAGACAAGGAAATCGCCGACTATTTTAAGGGCTTCTTTGAGGAGAATATCGAAAAGGTATTCAACCCGCCTCTTGGAAAAGATGAGGACGAATCCGAGCAGGAGTGTGAAGAGGAGAGGAAATCTCTCGGGGAGATTATGAAGGAGCTGGACGAAAAGCTCGAGGAGCTTGACGATATTATCAATAGTGTAAAATCCAAAAAGAAAAAGAATGATAAGGAGGACAATTAAAATGGGAGACTGGAGTTACAAGAGAGAGGAGCAGACATTTAAGCCTATACCCGAGGGCAGGCATAGAATCCGCATTAAATCAGCGGAGAAGGCAATCTCAAGCAGTGGTAACGATATGCTTTCGTTACAGTTCGAGGTTTCGGGATATAATTCGACACTTTACCATTACATCGTGTTCCTCAATGACCGCCCCGAAATCACCAACAGAATGTTGACACAGTTCTTTGATAGCTTCAAGGATATCGAGGACGGAAACTTCAATATGCAGAGCTGGATAGGTAAGGTTGGAGCCTGCACAGTAAAGCACGATGAATATAACGGCGAGCCCAAGGCAAAGGTCGGATATTTTATCAAGGCCGATAAGCAGGGCGACCTTCCTGCTTGGAAAGAGCCGAGCAACGGTTCGGGAGTTCAGACTGACGCTGACGGATTTATGCACATTCCCGACGGAGCCGCAGATGACATTCCGTTCTAAAAAGGCATAAATACAAGGTTTTGTAGGGGCAGAAATGCCCCTATAATAAACCGAAAAAATGGAGAGGCAGGATGAATAACAAGAAAATCGGTACCGCTTTTGAGAATAAGATGTGTGAAATCCTTGCAAACAAAGGGTTTTGGGTACACTTCATTACACCCGATAGGACGGGCGCACAACCCTTCGATATTATCGCAGTCAAAAAGGGCAGAGCTTACGCAATAGACTGTAAGACTTGCGAAAATCACATATTTTCAATAAGCAGGCTTGAGGTAAACCAAATGCTGGCTTTTGAAAAATGGATAGACTGTGGAAATTATAGGCCATTGATTGCAGTTGAACACAATGGCGAGGTCAGTATGATAGCCTATTCCGCACTATTGCGGGACAGAAAAATCGATTTAGAAGGACTGACAGCGATAATGCAGTATGACGATATTCTCGAATGTATGGTAATGATATAAGGAGAAGCCGATGTATACAGAAGTTTCAAATAAAATAGTGGTAAACGGCGCTTCTGTTCCTCTTTTGCTTTATTGCAGGGAGAATTTGGTTTTGCCGAATCCCGAATATTACAAAAAAGAACAAATGGGAAGGTGGATAGGCAATATCCCTCGTAACATCGTCTTATACGAGGAAGTCGCAGGAAAGTTGATTATTCCGTTCGGAGAGTTATCGAATATATGGAAGTATGTCAAGGATGAGCCTGTATGGCCTCTATTTTCCCCATTAAGGCAGTACAACTACAATAGTAATATTTCGCTATATGATTATCAAGAAGAAGCCCGAAATAAGGCTTTAAAGGCGAAAAACGGAATAGTCGTAATGCCTTGTGGAAGTGGTAAGACGCAGACAGCGCTCGATATCATCGCAAAGGTAGGAGGAAGGGCGCTATGGCTTACCCATACACAAGACCTGCTTAATCAGAGCTTGAATAGAGCAAAATCTGTTTACGATATCCCCGCTTCCGAGTTTGGAACGATAACAGGAGGCAAGGTCAACATCAGCAAGGGAATTACTTTTGCGACAGTACAGACAATGGTTAATATCGACTTGAGTCAGTACAAAGACGAATGGGATATCATAGTAGTAGACGAATGTCACAAGGCGATAGGAAGCCCGACTAAAGTAATGCAGTTCTACAAAGTGTTGTCGGCGCTTTCGAGCAGATATAAGATAGGCTTAACCGCTACACCCAAAAGAGCAGACGGACTCGAGAAGTCGATGTTCGCCCTTTTAGGCGGTATCATCCACGAAGTACCGAGGGAGGCAGTTGAGGCAAACACAGTTCCAGTTTTAATAAGGTTTGCAGAAACGGGATATATGCCAAACCCTCAAAATATCACAAATGCTGACGGCACTTTGAATTACGCAAAGCTCGTAGATGATATAGTTAATGATAAAGAGCGGTTTAGTGCAGTCATTGACGCAATAGTGAGCGTTGAAGGAGCGCCGTCGATAGTTTTGGCGAATAGGGTTGAGTACCTGCAGAGGCTGTGCGACGCTTATAACAAGGTTTACCCCAAAGGGGCAGTATGCCTTTCGGGAGCAGGGCAAGGGAAGCAGGCCAAAGCAGAACGCAAGGAGGCTTTACAAAAGCTCAATGAAGGAAAGATAAGCTGTATTTTCGCAACATACCAGCTCGCAAAAGAGGGTCTTGATGTCCCAAACCTTCGGTACATATTTTTTGCTACTCCCGAAAAAGAGGAAGTAACAGTAACCCAGTCTGTAGGCAGGGTATCAAGAAAATCCGAGGGCAAGAAGTATGGTACAGTAGTTGACTTCATTGATGACTTTGGAATGTTGCGAGGTTGGGCGAAGAAAAGACAGAATATATACAAAAAGATAAAATGTATATTGACATAAAATGCGGGAGAGTGATACAGTTTTC